TTTGAAAGTGGCACGGTTGACATAGAAGAAAACGCCTGATATACTTGGTTCAACGGATTGGTGTAAGGGTAGCACACGGGAATTTGACTCCCATAGTATAGGTTCAAATCCTTTATCCGTTATTAACAATAGGAGGTTAAAATGGTGAATCCTGAGTTGTTCGGCAAGACGGGATACCTTGGTACGTGTACGTGTGGACATGCTACTGAGATTATTGCAGGGTTCAATAAGGAAAAGAAGGTGCCGATCTACTCAGTATCTTGTTTCAAATGTGGCGTTACTTATATCCCTGCCGCCCGTATTGCAGAAGCGATTGACAATTACATGACTAATAAGAAAGTGAGGGAATCCAGTGTCGTTATATAATAAGTATCGTCCAGAGTCTTTTGAAGAAATGCTTGGCAATCAAAGTATCTTGCGGGATATGTTCAAATCTCCCCATCATAATCATTTTCTGATGTTTACCGGTAACGCTGGCACAGGTAAAAGCACCGCCGCACGTATTATTGCAAAAATGCTGGAAGCTGATTCACTTGATGTATGGGAAGTGAATTGTTCGGACTACACTGGTGTCGATGACATGAGGGAAATCATTGAGTCCACCTATCCACTTCCTTTTGGGCCAAATAAAGTTATTATTCTGGATGAAGCGCACCGGCTGACCAATCAGGCGCAGGAAAGTCTCAATAAACCACTTGAGGATATTCCTAAGCGTGTATACTGGATTCTGATTACCTCCCATCCTGAAAAGATTACAAAAAGTATTCAAACTCGGGCAACCAGAATCCATTTTCCTGATCTACCTGTAGAAGATTTGTTTACTCTGGTTAAACAGGTTGTGGCGAAAGAAGGGGAAACGCTTTCTAACGATGTGATTAGTAAAATTGCAGAACATGCAAATGGCTCCGCACGTAATGCGCTTACTTTGCTGGAAACTGTATTGGCAATGGATGTTACAAGTCGCAAATCATATTTTGATTCTTATAATGATGAATCTGCTGAATTGATTGATTTATCCCGTGCAGTGCTTGGTAAGAATTGGAACACTACTGTAGCACTGTTTAGTGAGTTACAATGTAAATATGAGGCAGAAACTATGCGGAGGGCAGTGCTTGGCTACCTATTGGCTGTAATGAAAAAGAACTGTAGTGCAGATATTGTAAAAAAATGTTCGTACCTGCTTGACAATGTGTATGAAACTGGGTACAATGGGTTATTAGTTGCGCTGGCAAAGTGCAATTTAACATAGGAGGTTTGTATGGGTAAAGAGTACGGTCGGAATTTTCAGGAAGATGTTAAGCTGGACAAGTTTCGGCTTGACGAGGAAGCACAGATGCAACCAAGTCTGGTACAATACTGGACTAACTTGCTGGCTGAAGCCAAGACAAAGAAGGGGGAATTGGAAATCAAGTTGGATTTTGTAAAGGCAGAAGCCAACTTGGAATACCGGCGATCTCCCCCGGAAGGTGTCAAGATTACTGAGGATGTTATTAAGAATCTGGTTATGGTGGACGTTGCTGTAGTGCAGGCTGAAACGGAACTTATGGAGGCAATCAGTGAAGTGAATACATTGCAGTCGGCGTGTGAGTCTATCCATGCCAAGGGCGAGGCGATTAAGATTGAACAGAATCTTTTCACCAGTGGTTATTGGGCTATGCCTTCCGGTAGTGCAAACCGGGATAAGCGTAAGGATTTGATTGCAGAATAAATAATGGCTAAACTGCCACAAAAGGAGACTATGTATGTCAAACGAAATTACTGATGATTATGGCGTGTCGGTTGCAGGAAACAATGGTGGTGCCACCAATGCTTTTGATTTTTCCAGACTTGGTAGGGAAGTAAAGTTCCTGAAGGCGAAGGAAGCTGGTGCGATGGTGTTCGACATTATCCAGCGCAAGGATGGTACTGTAGCACAGCTTTATCGTGTTCATCGCAAAATGGGGCCGAACCATATGCATGATATTGTGTGCCCCCGGCAGTTCGGTGGGCAGTGTCCTGTCTGTGATATGCAGAAGGACATGGCTACCAAGCTGGAAGCGGCTGGAGTAGTGAAGCCGTGGTCTACCAAAGAGGTGAAGGCACTGTTCCCGCAGGAACGTGTTGTGTATAACGTGAAGCTCCCTAACGACCCCGATGGCCCGATGATGCTTCTTGAAGGCTCTGAGTTTAAGATGCTAAAGCGTCTGAGTGCCGCCGCCGCTACCCATAAGCAGGTGCGTACCCTCCAGCGTTTTCCGTATGCGTCCCCGACTGAGGGCAGTTCTGTTGTTGCGACTATCACCAACGGTGAAATTACTACTTCTAACGGTAAGCTGGTTAAGTATTTTGATTGGGACGGATTCACCTTCATGGAGCGCAAACACCAGTACCATGAATCCATTCTGGATGATGTTATCGAAGTGGAAAAGTATTTCAATGTGCTGGACTACGCCACAATCGAAAAGATTCTGTATGGAATTGTGGATGAAAACACCGAAACCTTCGAGGACGACATGCCAGACGAGGCATCCACTCCAGCAGTTGTGGCTGGGACTAAAGCCCCGGTAGAAGAAGTGCTTAAACCTGTAATCGGTGCTAAGACTGCCACCAGTGTTCCTATTGGAACCGTGCCCGATGTGACAACTTCCGAACTGAAATGCCCTGCTGATGGTAGGTTTGGTAAGGATTTCAATTCATTGGAGGATTGCGAAAATTGCGACTTCTATTTGGAATGCCGTAGGGCAAAGCGGGCAGGTACCGCTATCTAACATGGGGGGCTTCGGCCCCTTTACTATTGGAGATAGCAGGAGCGTATATGGCAAAGAAAAGCACAAATGAAGAAGTAAAGGACACTATTATGGGTGTACGCCAGACTGACAGCCGAGGTGTATTGCGTATCAGTACCGGTTCTACTCTTGCTGATATTGTGGTAGGCGCTGGCCGGGGATTGGGGTTTGAAACCGGTGAGGTGGTATTGCTGGAAAGTCAAAGTGGTGCTGGTAAAACCATGCTGGGACACCATATTGTTGCCAGCGCCTTTCATGCCCACAAGAAGCAGTATCCCGGCAAATTCAAGCAACGGTATGTTGACCGAGAAAATGGAGCTACTTTCGACAGCGTGGAGCAGTTCGGCTTGGAAATTGTACCAAAGGACATTACCAAGCGGGCTAAACCTGAAACTATCCAAGATCAATACGCTGATGCTATGATTTTTGGTGAGAGTCTCAAGGCTGATGAATATGGTGTATATGTGGTTGACTCTATTAGCTCTTTCTTCGATGAAAAAGGTAAGGAACGGGCAGAGGATCGGGTGGCCGCTTACAGCCGGGATCGGGAATATGAAGAAAAGACAATGGGCATGGAAATGGCTAAGTTTCTGTCTGGAACATACTTTAAGGGTATTTGTTCTATGGTGGAAACGAAGAATATCCTGTACGTTGTTATCGCCCAATATCGCCAAAAGCAACTTCCATCTGGGGGCACTTATCTTGACTTGCAGAATGGGGAAGCTCTGAAATATTATGCTGGCACCCGATTTAAGGTTACTGTAGCAGAAGATATTAAAGTGAAGGGGCGACAGGTAGGGGCGGTATTAAAAATGGAAACCCGGAAAGCTCGGGGGCCATGGCCGTATCGTTCCTGTTTTGTTACATTGTATTATGATTATGGTATCGACAATACCACTTCCAACCTTGACTACCTGTATGACTGGCGTACTGCTACCGGGCAATTAGCCAAGAGTGCGGAAAAGCCTGCCATGTGGGATGGTATTGAAATGAAGCGGGAAGATATGGTTCGTTTCATCGAGGACAATAATCTGGAAGCAGAACTGGATGCACGGGTTATTTCCAAATGGAACGAAGAAGAAAAACAGGCACAGTATTTGACTGCTGGTAGAAAAAAGAAGTTCGGAGAATAAAATGCCAACACGTTCAATAAACATTACTGATGTTGAACAAAAGGCACTGTTGGGGGGAGAAGTCCCCCCTTCTTTGCTTAAAAAGATTGTTACAGCACAAAAGCCTAAATCAGCAAGATATGGAAAAAACAAAGGGGCACAATTTCAAAAGGATTGTGCTGATTTTATTGCGGAGTTATTTGGGTTGCCATGGGACAATACTGATGACCACTCTCCAATTAAAACCCGTCCGATGGGAAGTGCCGGTACTGACTTGATTATGCAGGAACCTTTATATTCTATGTTTCGCTATGATGTTGAATGTAAAAACGTAGAGTCGTTGTCGGTTCCTGCCACCGTAGAGCAGGCAACCAGTAACACAAAGACTGGCAGGGATTGGCTAATCATGTGGAAGCGTAAGAGTTTCAAAGAGCCTATTATTATAATGGCGCAGTCGGCATTTGCTAAATTATTTAAGGAGGCTACATAGTGCCAATATTTATGTTGTAGTATAGGCTTGACTTTCCTGTTGCCCTATGGTATAATAGGGCAGATAGGAGGTAACATGAGTAGATCATTCCGTAAAGTTCCTATGTTTAAGATACATACCGTTAAGTATTTCAAAAAACTTGTGCATAAAAGAAATAGGCACAAACCAGATATAGCGAATGGTGGGGCATATAAATATTCTGTAAACTATTGGGATATATGTGACTACAAATGGATTGCGTGGAAAAAAGACTTTACATGGTGGTTTGCCAATAAGGAGTACAAAGCATGGAGAAAATAATGAACAAATCTTACGATATTTATGATGTTGCAAAATGTAATGGTTTATTTATTGGTAAACTTGATTCTATGCATGATCGCATTACGCTGGCATGTAATAGCGGAATTGGTATTCATTTTTCACTCGATGCGGCCTTGCATATTTACAACACCCATTATATTAAAGAAAACAATAAAGTAATACATATCGGTAATTGGGATTCAATACATACTTTTATAGAGGAACATACCTTTGGCAAGTAAAGCGGTTATCAAAAAGACTATCCAGAGATTAAATGCTTTTTACCCTGATGGAGTACGTGCTGATGTATTAGCAGATGCACTACAGGTCAGCGAGGAAGAAGCAAATAGTTTACTGGTCGAATTTAACAATAAGCCCCCGACAATTAAAAGACCGAGACAGCCACGGAAGAAAATAGAACCGGTTGTAGTCAGAAAGGAGTTTGACGCTACTAAACTCATTCGCTGGCTCATGTTAATTATTGCAGTTCCGGCCCTGCTTCTATCTGCTTATTTCTCTGTTAGTGCGCTTGGAACTTCTTTGCCATTCTTCGTGGCATTCACTATGGGTACGGTATTGATTACTTTTGCTACCGTTGCTTTTGAAGCTACCGTGTTATTCCGGCGTGACAATAATAAAATGTGGATTGCGACTGGAATCATGTGGCTGGTTCTCATGGTATTTTCAGCGGCCAGTATTATTACTTCCCTGTATAATAATTATGTCAGCCGGGAAGATATGAAAGAGAAAGAGGCAATCCAGACAGAAGCAGTATACACTACCTACTCAAACGCAAAAGACGCAAAGGAGCAGGCTATAGAGGCTCAAAACCGGGCTAAAGATCGCATGAAGGGGTATCAGATCGTCATTAACGAATTGGATACTTTAGAAAAGCAGAATAAAAATAGAAGCAGATACATAGAGGCCATTAGTGGTCTAAAAAACACTGAGGAAGCTATACAAAAACAACAAGTCACTATTAACAATAATACCGAAATTATGAATAGTCAGCTAAAGGAGAATCCAGAATTACTACAGGCCGGGAAGATTAAACGTGATAATGCATATCAATGGTTGGGTAGGATTTTTGGCATATCAGAAGGTTTGGTGCAATTTTATTTGCAAACTATTCCGGCTGTGTGTCTTGATCTGTTAGCTTCACTGGCATTTTATGTATTCTTCTTCCCAAAGAAAAAGGAGGAGCAAAATGGTAGTTAAAAAAGTCACAATAGATGCAATGCTGTTGATAAAGGCGGTATCAG